ACTTGTTGTTGAAGTTTTAGAAGTATCTACTGATTTAGTGCTTCCAAATTTACTTATTTTGTCTGAAGACTCCCACGGCCTCCACTTAGAAATCATTTCTAAATCATTTAATGAAGAGTCGGTGGCTTCAATAAGTTCTACTATTTCATAAGGATTAGGAATCATTCCTTTGTAGTAATATACACCTTCTATAACCTCTGGCTTATTTAAGAGACTACGCATACTTATTTCCTTTTGCCCACTCTTCTCTTTGCTTTTCCTGCTCTGCGCGAACTCTAAGCAATTCTTGATCCCACTCTTCTTTTAGTTCGTCTGAGTACTCAGCCTCTTTAAAATCCCAGAATGAAACCATAGTGTATCTTGTACCACTAGTTATTTCGCTGACTCCATGGATGTTCTCTACCCCTCCTGGGAAGGAAATAAAAGAGTATGCCTTTGGTTTTATGCTTATATCATGCTCTGTAAAGTATAACTCACCACCATCATAATCTTCATTAAGGTATAGAATTCCTACATACTTATTAATTTGAAATGAATTAGGAATGCCATCAAAATCTGAATTATCAGAATGTGGAGATGCGTATCCTCCTACATCCCACTTTTGGGCATGAGAAGTATTCGGTTTTACCTCTCTGCCAAATATAGACTCTACGGCTTCCTGAAACTTCTTTGCAATTAGTCCGAAAAAGTTCTCAGGAAGTCCAAATTCTGGAAGTTCGGAAGAATTTTGATGTAACCCCATACCAGAAGATCCATAAAAAGCAATTGGCCCCCACATTTCTGCCTTATGCTCAAAGTATCTAACCATCTTCTCTGCAGTATCTGGGGTGACAAAATTTTGTATCTCTACTATTCTATTATCAGTAATTCCCAATTCGCCCTTAGAGTTTGGCTCATCTTTGTATATGATAAAGTCTTCTTTATTTATACTATCAATAATCAAGGCTGCTTATCTCCTGTGTGCTTTGCTATGGTCCAAAAGAAGGGTACAGTATATCTAATTCCTGATTTAATTTCAGTAACTCCATGTATGTAGTTCATGTCTCCTGGGAAGAAGTATGCTGCTCCAGCCTTAGGCTTAAATTGAATTCCTTGGTTTGGAAAGTAAAGTTCCCCGCCATCGTAATCATCATTTATATAGAATAGTCCTGCTAAGTCATACCAGGGAAAGTCATTTGGCTTTCCCGCATCTGGTCCTGTATGCAATTCTTTATCTGCGTGGGGCATTTGTAGTTGTCCAGGAAGCCATCTTACCATTGCTGGTCCTGTTGGTACAGCATCTACATTAAAAAAATCATCCACAACTAACTTTAACCTTAACACCATTCCATGAATTATATCTGATATTTCAGCATTAGCCTTAACCATATTCCTATGGGTAATTACTCTATTAGCCCAGTATCCAGAGTCATAGATTACAGTACCATTTTCATTATAGTGTGTTTCAGTAACATCCCAGATATCATTTGTCCTAATAAAATTATTTAATTTTTCTAATTCTTCTGGGTAGACAAAATTCTCAAGTGCAACAATATTTTCTGGCGAGTCTCCAAAAAAGCCAGATGGGGTAATTGACTTAGGGTTTTCCATTACGAGTACTTTCTTCTAGACCAGACTTTATTTAAATATACTCCGCCGCCTGGTATGCGAAACTTAGCACTATTTTCTACATTATTATTATACATTATAGACTCATCAACAAACTCGTATTCTGACTCCCAATCATCTCTTTTAAATGGTAGAAGTTGAATATATGGCGTTCCCTGTGGGATAGTGCCTTCCCAGCCTTCTCGTATAAAGAAGGGAACTGTGCCAGGAAGATTAACTTTATCATTATCAACAATCCCAGTAGTATTTAAGAATGGTAGATCAAACCTATTAAATGGCTGTGTCCATAATATACTATATCCATCTGGAACTTTCATCCCCCAATCGGGCCACCAGGCAAAGTGGTCCTTTCTATATCCTTCTGGTTGCATAAAACCAGGCATTTCTGCTCTTTTTTGTATAAAGTCAGAATATCGTGGATTTATTTTTGACTGTAGATGATCTCCATCAGAATAAAAGTGTATATCGCATGGAGTACGCAGTACATATCCTGTGCCTAAAATATCATAAATAGCAGGACATGCTTTCCATGTAGGTATCTTACCCCCGTCTGGACCAATAACGTCTTCTCCATCTTGATTTTTAATATACCTACTTTCAGAGATATACCAATCAGGAATAGTTTTTGCAGATGGCACAGGGATAGTCTTAGTATCTTTATGCAGCCATGGTCTATTAGATATAAATTTAATCTTCACTATTTACCTTCATGATAATTTTTTTAGCCTCATGACTTCCATATGAATCTCCATTATGATCTACAGCATTACGATAAAAATGAGTCCACTCTCCTCTAGAATTTAATTTTTGAGATGCTTCTCCTCGCTCGCGCATTCTTTGATTCCATGACTCATCAGACATAAAATCTGGACGCTTAGAAAGTATTTTTACATCTATATTATTTAATTCAGATAGAGATATTGGTAAAACTGAGGCAATTATAGTTCCTGCTGGTATAGTTATTTCTACATTTGGTTTCGTAACCATTATGGCTATTGGAAGAGTTCCTACTAATGCAGAAGTACTAACTATCGTGCTAATGCATTGAATTCCATCTAAAAATATGTTTGGAGGAGGCATCGTCATTAAAGAAATATTATTTTCTGGTGAAAAATATAATCCTGTGTCAAAACTTACGGTACGGTTACCTCTCTTAGAGTGTGCAAAATGCTCGCCCTTAGTTATTTTTATATGATGATCTGATGAAGTATTTACCCCATCCCATATAAATGAAACATCATCTTTAAATGACAGTCCAAGGCCAGCCCTGTTTGCCATAGAAACTGGAAAGCATTGGTATGCATGTCTATCGAAGGTTAGGTCCATCCAATCTCTATTCATTGGCAACTGGTCAAGTTGTGCATTAGAGTTAGGTTCTTTATAGACAACAATCTTCATTATGAATTAGTTTCTTGATAAAATTCTGGTCGGTGGTATTTATCAGAGTAATCAAGCATGGTAACAATGGAATACTTAGTACCACTTTTTACTGGCATGGCTCTGTGTGGATACATAAAGTTTGAAGGAAACACAAAAAGGTCCCCCGCTCTTGGCTTAACTGTCAGGTTTTGCAGACGAAAATTTATTTCCCCACCCTCATAATTATCATTAGGGTATCCTACAAGAGACACTACACAGTTATAAGAGTATCCGTGGTCATGATGCTCCATAAAGTGTTGTCCTGGACCATACTTAACAAAATTCATCGCTTCCCAGTATCTGAGTTCTCCAATGTTAAATAATTTGCAATACGACTGAACGGCAGGGAGTGCTTTAAAATAAACGCTATCCCATAGTTTTTTTAGTATCATTCCAGACATAGAATTATCACTTTCTATGTCACTTCTTTTATATTTAAAATCTACGCAGTCCCTATACTCTGGCATCTTCATGCCATACCCAACCATTGCCTCCATAAAATCATAATTATTAGAGGAATCTTGAATAACATCTTCTAGAATAGAGATAGTTTTTTTTGGGATCACATCATGAAACACAAATATCCCATCGGCTAACTCTTCTACCGATGACCATGTTTGCTGATCTGTAGTATAAAAATTTTTAATTTTTTCTGATATTTCTTCTATGCTATTCATATTCACCTAGTACACTAATTGGTTATCTTGTTCACGATATGGGTAGTATCTTAAATTGCCGCGAGAATTATAATCTGTCATAACAACAACAGAATACTTGGTTCCTGATATCATTGGCTGAGAAGAATGCTCATATATAAAGGTAGATGGAAATAGAACAACATCCCCCTTCTTTGGCTTTATAGTTAAATCAAATCTAGGGAAAAATAATTCTCCACCTTCATAGTCGTCATTTAAATATGCAACTATAGAAACAGTAGTGACGTAGGCAGGGCCGTGATCAGCATGAATATTAAAATGATGACCAGGACTTTCATACTTTACAAAATTAAAAGCCTCAAAGTAATTAATTCCTACACCCCAGTATGAACCATAGTCTAACGCACAAGGGTAGATACTCTGAAAGATAGACTCATGCATATCATAAAGTACTGAATTGTTAGAATCTCTTTCTCCAAGATTCTTTTGACCAACCTTAAAGTCTACACAGAATCTTGCCTCAAGCAGAGGCTCGTTTGATTCAGTAACAATTGCTGGTTGCCAATTATAACTTAGCCCTACTCCTAAGTTTTTTTCTAACGCTTCGATGGCTGAGTCACATGTTTGTTCTGATATAGCCTTATTATATACGTTTATTCCTAATGCTGGATTTGTTACTAGAGTATTGCCTAATAGTTTATCTGGCATCCTATGGGCATGAGTTTCTTCACGACTTTTAGTTAACCAATCGTTCATTATGTTTCTTTCTATTGAAAGTAGCCGATAGTATTTTGCACAACGTAGAAATTATTTGGGCTACACTCTATATTGTACATTATAGATGCTACCTCATCAAGTTCTACTGAAAGAATTTCAATAAACTTTGATTGATCATAATTAAATATTTTATATGTATTATCTAATTCAGATGCCTTTTTAAATAACGATACTCCGTCTTTTTCTACTAAAATATTTAGATTGTCTGGATATGCCTCTCCATCAATGTAGACAAACGGCTGAGTTTTACTAGTTGAAACTATATTAGTAATGGAAGTATTTATTGCATCTCCTATTGAAGTACTATTAGTACCCAGCCCATCTATAGATACAGAAACTAATATATCATCTTCATTAAGATACTTCGCCTCTAAGTATCCGTATTCAGATGTTAAAAGCATTACCTTTGCATTATCTCTAAGTTGATTGCTTGGAGCAGTCTTAGATGGTGGTGGTGGAGGTGGTGGTGGAGGGGCAAAATACGGGAAGAATGGGAAGAATGGTGGGAAATATGGGAAAAATGGAGGGAAGTAAGGGAAGAATGGTGGGAAATATGGAAAAAATGGAAAGAATGGTGGGAAAAATGGTGGCGGAGCATTAGTTGTTGCAGATCCAGATCCAGATCTTGTGCCACCAGATCCAGTAGCATTTACTGTTAAAGTATATGCTGTACTTCCAGTAAGTCCAGTAATAGTTACTGTTGCACCACTAAAAGTTATTGTTCCTGCACTTGGAGATATAGAGCCAGTATAAGTCCATCTAGCATCATAGTTTCCAATGTTAAATGTTAGGGTATCGAATGTGGTTGCAGTATTGGTTACTGTGGGTGCAGGAGGCGCTGCTGGCTTATGAATTCCTGGTATCCTGCCATGTCCATTGAATTTAGAAACAAATGGCATTATGCAAACCTTGCTAGACTTCCAAGCACCGTGAATGTATTATTTGCTATTTTTAGAATTGTAAAGGTATAGATATCTATACTATTTGCATTACCCGCTGCTGGTGCTAGTGCATCTGCCCATCTTGGAGTTACTGCGCCGCCATCAACTTGAAATGCTGTTGCTCTATATGGGGTTGCTCCATTTGTCATAAGAACTGTAGCAGTTATTACCTGTCCTACTGCTAAATATGTATTTAAGGATACAGTAGAACTTGCCCTAAAATTAAATGTCCAGTTAGCAGTAGTATTAGAAGTATAATAATGAATGCCAGATGTTGATAGATCAATAGTTACTGTTGTTGATGGTGCTGCTGTAACTGTTGTAAAATTCTCAATAACTTCATTAGTAGTTAGAAGAGATCCAGCGACTACAGATCCAGTAAATGTAGGGGATTCAATATTTGCTTTAGTTGATAGACCAACATTAAATTGTGCAATTAATGCATCATAATTCTCATCTACTGTGTCTGCTAATTCATCTAATGTTTGATTAATTAGAGTTGTAGTCGTAGTGATATTACGAATGTCAACATCGTCTAATCTAATTCTATTAATAGGCATTTTATAACCCCTTCTTTATGCCTGAGCCTCTGTCCAAGAAATTCTAGCAGCGATATTTGATGCAGTAGAAGCAGAGATATTTCTTGCTGTGATAAGAAGAACGTCTGGTCCTACTGGGAATCCAGGATTCAATGTTCCCGCCTGCCCATCGCCACTAAGAATTGATGTTCCTAGATCTCTTGCTCTTGATAGATCGTATG